CTTCCAATTTGCATCGCTGCAAACTTTTGTAGTTCAGTTTTATACTTACTCTCATATAATGTCAACATATCAGTTGGACCTTTTAAAAACCCATATGCCTCTACTAAACATGCATATAACAGACCTTGAGGAAAATTTAAACTAATATAATTTGTTTGATTACCAGACTCTAACGTAGCCGGCATTCTATTAAAGTATATTCTATATATATAATTAGCGTCAGGAGTGGGTGCTAAATAGATAGATCCAGATTCAGTATCTGATAATCCTGTTGCGCCACCAAACATAGAATAATATCTAGGTTTTGCAGTAACGTCTGCACCTGATGTAGTTGATCCTTCTGGTCCTGTTAATCGTCCAACGTATTCTGTTAAAAAAGTTTGATCACGTCTTTCTAACCATGTACCTTGTTCAGTAGAATTTGTTGCATTAAATACTTCAACACCTCTTACAAATAAACATCCTGCTGGAACTCTAACATTATTTACGTCTGTTGCCATTGTACCTTGCTCTACGAATCTGTCTGAATCCATAGGAAGATCCATCATAATTCTTTGTTGAGCATTTAAAATAAAACTTTCTAAAACATCTGTTGTAAATACGTTAGCATCTACTTCTGTGTAGCTTCTAATATTTGTAACTAATGTATTATAACTAATTCCTGACATAATTAACCTCTATCATTAACGGGTCCAATTGTACATTGAAAACCGCCTCCTGTTTCTGCACTTGTAGCATTAGATACTAAAGGCACTGTTAAAGAATTATATATTACTTTTGTAGAAGGTTGCGCTCCTGTATTAAAAGTTGTGCCTACAGCTGTTGCTAAATAAGATCCAAAAACTTTTGCTCCTGATAAATGAGAACCCGCTGTTGTGTTAGAAAAACTTTGTCCTTTGTACGGAGCAGAAGTTCCACGTGTGCATCCTGTTAGTGTATGTGTGCTTCTTCCAGTATATTGAATTGTTTCATTTTCATACTTACCCGTTTCACTATTTATTTTTTCTATAACAATAAAACCTGTTGTTGGAAATTCAGATCCGTCAGTTAAAACTATGGATGTAGCAGTGTCACTTATATTTCCATTTAATGTTGTTGATAATTCTAGAGTTGTAATTGCAACACCTCCAACTGGTTGTTTAACAGCTTGAAATCTTACATGTGTTGTGCCTTCGTTTAATTTATTATCTGGAAAAGAAATACTTAAAACTTTAGATGCTGCTGTTGTTGTAAATGGATTGTTAGGTAAAATATCTTGTACAGGAAACTCAACTCTTGCTGGTCTTGCATTCTTTAATCCTTGTGGATCTGCTCCTACAGGATGTGGTTCTAATTGTGGTTGTTTAGGTTCAAATTCAGAATTGTGTACAATAGCTCCATTCCATTCTTTTACCATTTCTCTATATGGAAAAGCTGCACCTGATCTATCAGATATTGCTAATGCTCTACTACCTTTTGCGAATCTAGCCATTATACATTTGGATAGTATGTCTTCGGAGTAATAAATGTGCTAGCTGGAGAACCATCTTCAGATAGTGCTCTTGCTAATTCATCCTCGTACAACAACTTCATCTCCTGTGTTCGTTGTGGTGAAAACTTCATAGATAAGTAATAAGATAATCCTGAAATCATACATGGTACAAATCTAAAAGGTGTATCACTTGCGTTACTATAAGCTCCTACATCTTGAATTCGTCTTACATAATAAACATTTAAAAAATTTGATGCAGCAGTTGAGTTAGGTAAAGGATAAATAGTTAGTGTAACTTTATCTACAAATCTTTGTACCCAAAACTGTGAAGGTGTTCCATTAGATGCTTTGTTTGCTGTTGCAGCATAAGCATCTCTTGCAACTTTAGTTAAACCTGTGTCTGATTGATTTGTTGTATTATAGTTTTGTCTATAAGATACATTTAAAATATCGGATATACCAAAAACGTTTGTTGTTGGAACTGTTGTTGCTTGTGGTGAAGCAGCTGCTGCTGCTGCGCTAT